GCTGGTGCTTCTGTTGCAACAACAGGTGGTTTAAGAGGTTCTTACATTAAGTTTACTGCAATCGCAGCAAACCTTTATTTAGTTGAAGGTTTACTTAATGCTACTGGATCTTTGGCAACGCCTTTTGATTCACAGTAATAAATAATTTAATGTGGGCCTTCGGGCCCGCATAAATTTTAAGGAGAAAAATATGCAAGCATTCGGATCAAGTGATAATGTACTTAATGCAAATGTCACTACTGAAAATAAAATTGTAAAAACAGGAAGAACAAAAGCTTTAGGAGTTGTGCTTAACACAACTGCTACAGGAGGTGACTTTCATTTAAAAGATGGTGGAGCTTCTGGAACAGTAAGATTTAAATATAAAACAAGTGGAACTACTTCTGGTGGAAATCCAATTGTTATTATGTTTCCTGGACCTATTCAGTTTACATCAGATTTATGTGTGGCGTTTACTACTGAACATGTAGAAGTTTGTTCTGTATTCTTTACATAGGAGAATAAATGGCTTTTTCAGGCACAACTACATTCGAGAAAAACTTCTCGATCGATGAAATTATAACTGAGGCTTTCGAAAGATTAGGTTTCTTTGATTACTCAGGTAATGACTTACGTTCTGCCAGAAGATCATTAAATATAATGCTTCAAGAATGGGACAACAGAGGTGTTCATTTTTGGCAAGTTAGAGAACATGCTTTTAGTTTAGTTAGTGGTCAAAATGAATATGTAATATTTAGATCTCCAAGCGATGGTGCTTCTAATGGAATTACATCAACTTTAACATCTGCAATAAATGCTACAGCAACAACTATTCCAGTGGCTGATGTAAACCAAATGCCTGCTTCAGGCAAAATAAAAATAAATAACGAAATAATTCAATATAGTTCTATTTCAGGAAATAATTTAGTTCTTACTTCAACAGCTGATAGAGGAATTGATGATACAACAGCTGCTTCACATTCAATAAATGATACTGTTACAAATTTTGTAAATATGGCTTCTGATATGTTGGAAGCTAGCTATAGAAGATCTTCAAATGTAGATACACCTTTAGCAAAAGTAAACAGATCACAATACTCAGCCTTTTCAAATAAAACTGCTACAGGTCAACCTTCTCAATATTGGGTGCAAAGATTTATAGATAAAGTAACAGTTACTTTATATTTAACTCCAGGTGCAGAACAAGTTGGTGACTTTATGTTTTTCTATTATCTGCAAAGATTACAAGATGCAGGTAAATATACTAACGAAGCAGATGTTGTTAATAGATTTGTACCATGTATGTGTGCAGGTTTAGCTTATTACATATCACAAAAGAAAGCTCCTCAAAGAACACAAGAAATGAAAATGCTTTACGAAGATGAATTACAAAGAGCATTAGAAGAAGATGGTTCATCTGCAAGTGTTTACATATCACCTAAAACTTACTATCCGGAGATATAATGGCAAAGTTTGCAAAAGGGAAACACGCTTTAGCAATCTCTGATCGAAGCGGTTTAGCTTTCCCATGGAGAGAAATGGTTACAGAATGGAATGGTGCCTTTGTGCATTACTCCGAGTTTGAACGTAAACAACCACAATTAGAACCAAAACCTTTTGTTGCTGATCCACAAGGTTTAGAAAAAGCAAGACCTGCAAGAACAGAATTTCCAACAGAAGATTTTTTACCTAATGATCCTTTTACAACTAAAGCAGCAGATGCAACTGTCTCTGTAGCTTTTGAAAATGGTGATATGAGTGTAAATGATATTGTAAGATTTAGAGATGTTAAACAACTATCTGTAGGTGGTGTTGATCAGTCTATATTGCAAGTATCAGGAATGGTTTTACAAGGAGATATTACAAGCACTGACAGCACTATTACTTTAGACTTTACTTTTGGTATGCCTTCAAGTGGATTTATTGTTATTGAAAAAGTAAATCTTACTAGTGGTTTATTTGAAAATGAAGTTATTGAGTATAGTGGAATCTCAGGAACTAATTTAACAGGATGTGTTAGAGGAACAAGCGCTCAATACAGAGGAGTAGCTCCTAAAAAAACTAATGCAGGTTCTCACTCTAGTGGAGCTAAAGTTTTTGGAGCTTATAAAATTACAGCTCTAACAACTAGAACTGAAAGTAATCCTGGAATGCCAACTACAGTTACTATACAAACAGGTTTTGATTTTGAATTAGCTAATAATGCTTTAAGTGCAGCTACAGGGGGTGGTTTTCAATGTACAATTGGACCAATAAATGATAGAGGTTAATTATGACATACACAGAATTAGTAGACAAAATTAGAAATTACACTGAAGTTGATGCAAACGTTTTTACTTCAACTATTGTAAATGGATTTATAGAAGATGCAGAATTTAGAATTCTTAGAGATATAGATTCTGATAATAACAGAAGATATGATACAGCTAATTTAATTGTTAATGACAGATTTATTGGTAGACCTGCAGGTTTATTAGTTGTTAGATCTGCACAAATAGTTGATTCACAAGGGAGTTCTCAACCTAACAACAGAGAATTTTTACAATATAGAGATACTAGTTTTATGTCAGAATTTAATCCTACAGAAGATACAGGAGTACCAAAATATTACAGTCTATGGGACGAAAACACAATTGTAGTTGCACCAACACCTGATGCCACTTACACAATTCAATTAAATTATATCTTGAAAGATCCCGGATTATCTAGTACAAATACTCAAACATATATAAGTCAGAATTTTCCCAATGGACTTTTATATGCATGCCTAGTCGAGGCCTACGGTTTTTTAAAAGGCCCACAAGACCTATTGCAATTATACGAACAAAAGTATAAACAAGTAATAGAAGGCTTCTCAATCGAACAAATGGGAAGAAGAAGACGAGACGAATATCAAAGTGGTGTTCCTCGAATAGGAAAATAAAAGGAGATATACTATGGCTATAACACAGGCAATCGCAAATGCTTTTAAAAAACAATTACTAGAAGGTGATCAAAACTTTTCTTCATCTAGTGGTGATAAGTTTAAGTTAGCTCTTTATACTAACTCCGCAACTCTAAACTCATCAACTACTGCATTTACAGCTACTAACGAAGTTGGAAATACAGGCACATACACTTCTGGTGGTGGAGCTCTGACAGGTCAAAATACTTCAATTGCATCAGGTGTTGCAATTGTTGACTTTGCAGATCTATCATTCACAGGTGTTACGTTGACAGCTAGAGGTGCTATGATCTACAATACATCTTCAGCTGTTACTAACGCAACAGTATGTGTTTTAGATTTTGGAGGAGATAAAACAGCTACATCAGGAACTTTTACAATTCAGTTCCCAGCATTTACTACAGCAGCAGCTATATTAAGAATATCTGGTTAAGGAGAATTAAATGGCATTAGTCGTAAATGATAGAGTAAAAGAAACCTCTACCACTACAGGTACGGGTACGCTTACTCTTGCAGGAGCAGTAACAGGTTTTGAAACATTTTCATCTGCAATTGGAAATACGAATACAACGTATTATGCAATCGTAGCTCAAAATGGTGCATTTGAAGTAGGATTAGGAACAGTAGCAGCTGGCACTTTAGCTAGAACTACTATTATATCTTCATCTAATAGTGACGCTGCAGTAAATTTACCTGCAGGTACTAAAGATGTTTTCTGTACTCTACCTGCATCTAAATCAGTTATACTAGATGCTAGCGGAAACATTGTTGCAAACAATGGAAGTAATTTAACAAATTTAAATGCAACAGCATTAGCAAGTGGTACTGTTGCAAATGCAAGATTAGACGCTCAACTACAAGACGTTGCAGGATTAGCAACAACAGCAGGAAAAATTATTCAAGGTGATGGATCAAACTTTGGTCTTTCAGCTTACACGTTACCTACGTCAGATGGATCTGCTTCTCAAGTTTTAACAACTGATGGATCAGGTGCAGTTACTTTTGCAACACCTACAGTTGGAGATATTACAGCAGTTACAGCTGGCACTAATTTATCAGGTGGTGGATCTTCAGGGGATGTTACAATAAATCTAGCTGATGCTTCTACATCTGCTAAAGGAGCAGCATCATTTAGTTCAGATAACTTTGCTGCTAGTTCTGGAGCAATAACAATTAAAGATTTAGGAGTAGCCACAGCAGAAATTCAAAACGATGCAGTAACTCAAGCTAAAATTGCAGATGATGCTGTTGGTGCAGATCAACTTGCATCAGACGCTGTAGTAACAGCCTCTATTGTAGATGTAAATGTTACAGAAGCCAAAATAGCAGACAATGCAGTGACATTAGCCAAAATGGCATCAGGCACAGACGGAAATATTATTTCATATGACGCTTCAGGTAATCCTGTAGCAATAGCAACAGGAACTTCAGGACAAGTTTTAACAAGTGCAGGGGCTGGAGCACAACCATCTTTTCAAACACCTACAGTTGGAGATATTACTGCTGTTACAGCAGGTACAAATTTATCAGGCGGTGGATCTTCAGGAGATGTTACTATTAATTTAGCAGATGCTTCTACGTCTGCCAAAGGAGCTGCCTCATTTAGCTCAGACAACTTTGCCGCCAGTTCTGGTGCAATAACAATTAAAGATCTAGGAGTAGCTACAGCAGAAATTCAAAACGACGCAGTAACTCAAGCTAAAATTGGCGATGATGCAGTAGGTGCAGATCAGCTTGCATCAGATGCTGTAGTGACTGCTTCAATTGTAGACGTTAATGTAACGACTGCTAAGATAGCAGATGACGCAGTGACTCTAGCCAAAATGGCTTCAGGGACAGATGGTAACTTAATTACTTATGACACATCTGGAAACCCAGCAGCAGTAGCAACAGGAAGCTCAGGACAAGTTTTAACTTCAGCAGGAGCTGGAGCAGTTCCATCTTTTCAAACTATTGCAGCAGCAGCAATTACCTCTACTGCAAATGGAGCAAATAATAGAGTAGCGACTTATTCCGATGCAGATAGTTTAAATGGTGAAGCTAATATGACATTTGATGGATCTACTTTAACTGTTACAGGTGATATAGTTCCAGGAACTAATGATTCATTTGATTTAGGTGCATCAGGTAATGTGTGGAGAGACATATACACTGGAGACTTACACTTAACTAACGAAGCAAAAGAACAAGGTAACGCTGTTGATGGCACAAAAGGTAATTGGACTATTCAAGAGGGTGAAGAAAGTTTATTTATTTTAAATAACAAATCAGGTAAAAAATACAGATTTAAACTAGAAGAGATGTAATTCCATGGCTTTGGGAGTTACCGCATATTCAGAGGCACCTTTTAGTGCTGACGCTTCAAGCGTAATTGCATATCCATCTGGTATTGCATTAACCGCACAAGAAAATTCACTTAGTGTAATTAAAGGAAACGCTAACGTATCTGTATCAGGTCAACCAATGGTTGGTGCAACAGGTACTCTTTCCGGTCTTGCAGGGGCTTTTGTAGATGTAACAGGACAAGCTTTAACTAATACTTTAGGAACTACAACTGAATCAATTGGTAACTCTGATGTTCCTGTAACAGGTTTTGATTTAACTGTTGCAAACATAACACCTGAACAAGATACATTAAATGCATTTGGTGAAGCACCTTTTGCTACACTCAGCCCTAATACTATTGATGGAGTAAACGTACAAGTTGAAGCTACAGTTGGTGGAATCGTAGGGACATTCCCTCTTCCTATGTCACTTGGTAATGTTACAGAGATTACAGCAGATGGTGTTGTTGCTTTAACAGGATTCTCATTAACAATGCAAGAAAACGCTCCAAGTGTTACTGGAGATGCTAACGTTATTGAAACAGGATTTGCAACACCATTAGTTTTAGGAACAGCTCAAGCATTTACTGATGTTACAACAGAGGATGTAACAGGAATTGGATTTAATATAAACTTAGGAAGCACTATTGCTTTTGCTAATGTAGATGTTTCAGTTACTGGTATTGCAATGACTATGCAAGAAAATGCTCCAACAGTTACTGGAGATGCTAACGTCACCGAAACAGGTATTGCTATGACAGCTGCTCTTGGTACAGCTGTTTTAGATGCTAATACTTTGGTAGATTTAACTGGTCAAGCGATGACTATGCAAGAAGGAACTGCATCAGCACCAGATTCATTAGCAATACTAACAGGAATACCTATGACTATAACTCAAGGGGTTGATACTAGATTTACATTATGGAGTGAAGTTCCTAGAGGCAATGCTCCTATTAACCCTCCTGGTTGGCAAGAAGTAGCTTGATTTTGATTAAAAATACAATAAAATAAAACTATGGCAAATACTACATCAACAAGTTTAAAATTAACAGTGCAAGCAACTGGAGAAAATCCAGGAACTTGGGGACAATTTACAAATACTAATTTACTTATTTTAGAACAAGCAATCGGTGGTTATGAAGCTGTTACTGTAAACACAACTAGCGGTGCAACTTTAACATTTTCTAATGGTGTTTTGTCTAATGGTAAAAACCAAATAATAAAATTAACAGGAACTATTTCTCAAAATATAAATGTAACTATTCCACAAACTATTGAAAAAACTTATATTGTAGAAAACAATACTACAGGAGCTTTTACTGTAACTTTTAAACCAAGTGGTGGATCAGGTGTTACTTGGGGGACAACAGATAAAGGTAAAAAAATATTATATACTGATGGATCAGATATATACGAAGCTCTTAGTTCAACAGGGGCTTTAAGAGTTTCAGGGCATATATTACCTGGTGCAAATGATACATATGATTTAGGAGCAGCTAGTAATGTTTTTAGAGACATATATACAGGTGACTTACACCTTACCAATAGATTCAAAGAAAAAGGTAATGTGGTGGATGGAACTAAAGGGAATTGGACTTTACAAGAAGGCAAAAATGATATATTTATGATTAATAATATATCTGGAGAAAAATTTAAAATTAATTTATCCAAGGTAAAAGGAGACTCATAATGGCACTATACTCAGGTGGAACAGAAATGATCAATGCGGGATCGCTTCTTGTAGGTGGTATCCCAACAGCAACAGTAGTTCCTTGGACAGATTCATCTCTGCCAACAGGTTTTTTAGAATGTAACGGACAAGCAGTTTCAAGATCAACTTATTCAGCTTTATTTGCAATTGTAGGTACAACTTACGGAGCAGGTAATGGATCAAGTACTTTTAACTTACCAGATCTACAAGACGAAGTTGTTGTAGGTAAATCAAATAACAAAGCTTTAGCATCTACTGGAGGAGCTAATACAGTAGCTAGCTCTGGTAACGTGTCTAGTAACACAAATACAAACATTAACGTTTCAGGTAACGTTGGAGGTTCAACAGGTAACGCTTCTTTATCAACTCCACAGTTAGCCTCTCACTCACACAATTTACCAGAAAGAGGAACTCAACCACAAGGTGGAGGATCTAGAAACGTAATTCCTGTTAATTTTAGTCCCCTTTCAAATTATAACACTACTAACGCAGGTTCAGGTGGATCACACTCTCACAATATGAGTGCAAACTTTAGTGGTAGTGGTAATGCATCTAGTTCAACTAGTAGTAACTTTAGTGGAGGATCAACCTCAGTACTACAACCTTACTTAACACTAATTTATATTATAAAAACATAGGAGAAAGAAAATGGCAGCACAAGGAAATTGGACAATAGTATTCGAAGACAGAGTTATAATTAAAAATTTTGCAGAGGGAGCTCATCCCAATCATGGCGTAGGTTATATTATTGATGACGATTCTTTTTGGTCTGATTCTAAATTTTCAAATATCTGGGCTATTCAATATGGAACATCTACACCTACTGATGAAGTAGAGTACAGAGACGAAACTCAACACACAACTTATGCAGATGCAAATTTAGGAGATATAAGTCAATTTTCTTCTAGATGGGATGCTCATCATTTAAAAGTATTACAAGAAGAATGGGACAATGATACAAGAGATGAATCTGAAAAAGGTCCAAGACCTACATCTTATTCTTCATAAGATATTTTTTTTTAAAATCAAATAAAGTATCCATCTTTAAATCAATATTAAATATCAAACTATATCTATTACTATCTTCTTTAGAAGAATCAAATCCATGTAATATTTCTGGTGGAAATATATAATAATCTCCAGGTTTAGGAGTTATTTTTATATTTAACTCAGGCAGTATTAGATCACATCCTTTGGTTAAATATAGAATACCATGATAACAAGAATGAGAATGATAATCTAAACTATCTCCTGGTTTTATTTCATTTCCCCAAGCTTCTCTAATATATCTTTTTTCTAAAAAATATTCAAATAAGTCAGGTTGAGTAGTTTGATATTTATTAATTAAATAAGTTATAAAATTATTAAACTCAGGTTTATCTAAAAAATAATACCAATCTGTCATTCCACCTTTTACGTTAGTATAATTTTCCATTTTTTTATCTAAATTAGATTTTATATCTATTATGAAATTGTGAATTATTTCAGGGTATGCATAATTACCAAAAACTATATTTACCGTTTTAGGATAAGTTATAGTTACAGAGTTATTAATAGTGTTTGTTTTAAAATTTTTAATAGAACTTATCATTCTCTTAACATCATCCAAGAAGTTAAAATATATTTTTCACCTGACAATGGCGAATTACCTCTGTGTACATAGGGAAAACTTGCAGGCCATATAACTATTCTACCTGTTTTAGGTTTTACTCTTTTAGAAAAATGTAAAAACTCTGTTTCTCCTCCTTCTTGGACATCATTTAAATATACAGTAAAAGCAAAAGCACGGGGTTCATTTTCGTATCCTTTGTTATGTTCTATATGCCAAACATGATACCCTTCTGTTGGTAGAGTTTTTTGAATTTTTAAATTGGTATAATAAAAAGGATTGTTATCAAAAATTTCTTGTGCTCCTGTTTTTTGTATATAATGTTTAAAAGCTAAGTCATAGTTAAACATCATACTTTTTAACTCTCCCCACCAAACATTTATATTATTTGCTCTTGCAAAATATTGATTATCTTTTTTATGAACCGGAGATGCATTTTCAAAAGTTTGCCTATCCATAGTTTTATTAAATTTATGTTGATCTTCAAATAATTTTATAGCTTTATCACACTCTTCTTTAGTAATATAATTATCATATATACCTATAAAGTTTTCTATTTTATTTTCTTTTTCTATTTTCATTCTTGTCTCCCTGTTTCTTTTAAAAAGCTATCATAAGCATGATTTGTATAAGGACCATTTTGATTTACATAATGTAAAAAAACTTGAGCCATTCCTTCACCTTTATAAATACCAGGACGACCATGTTTTTGATCACAACCTGCGTATAAAAGGGCATCACCTTCTTCTAATTCAAAAGATGTTTTCTCTATTGTAATAGGCCAGTTATCATATTTTTTTATACAAGCAGTAACAGATATCTCACATGCTGGTCTATCTATATGTTTTTTTAATGTTCCACCAAACACATAATATCTCCAATAAGCATAAGTTGGATATAATTTTAAATTAGATTCTTTTTCTACCATAGGTAATTTAACATTTAATAAAGAGGTCATTAAACAATCATAATACCAGGCAGGGGAAAATGACTGAATATCAATATTATAATTTTTGTTTTCATCTATCTTGTTATAACAATATTTTTGATAAACATTTAATTCTTCTTTTGAAAAAAAGTTTTTTATTAATTTATAATTTACTGCAGCCATGCAACTATACTATACCTTGTCCCTTTCGTAATAGGTTGAATACCATGAGGATACATAAAATTACTTGGAAAAAATACAATTGAACCTTTATCTAATTTTAATCTTTTAATTTCATTATCTTTTTGATCTGTAAATATTAAATCTCCACCTTTATAACTATCATTTAAATTCATAATAACACTTAGCGATCTTGTTGTAGTGCTAAAATGATCAGTATGATTTTCGTATTTACCTCCAACTGTGTATTTTAAAAGATCTATTTGATTAATTTTATTACTATCCATTTTAGGAAATTTTGCTTTGTAATAAAAATAAAGTCTTTCTATTTCTGTTTTTATAATATTCCAATAAAAAATATTTGTAGGAGTATCAAAATTTAAATGGTAGCCTTTTACATTTCTAACGTTTTTATCCAAACCTAAATGAACTTGTAAATTTTTATTAGCTTTTTTATCTGTTAAAGGGATAATTTTATCTATAAATTCATTTGAGATTACATTTTTTATCTCAACAATTGCTTCTAAATGGTCCATTATTATGCTACTTTCTTTATCTATAAAACTACTATATAACGCATTATATGCTACAAAAATTAAATTTCAAGCCTGGTTTCGACAAACAAATCACTGAGTCTGGTGCAGAATCGCAGTGGGTTGATGGGGATTTTGTTAGATTTAGATATGGACTACCTGAAAAAATAGGTGGTTGGTCACAATTAACTACAAATAATAATACACTACCTGGAGCAGCAAGAGCACAACATGATTTTACTTCTATAACAGGTGAACAATATGCCGCTATAGGAACCTCTCAAGGTTTGTTTTTATTTAATGACAATCGGTTTTACGATATTACTCCATTAGATACAGCGATTACCGGTGCTACATTTACATCGGTATCTGGTTCTACAACAGTCACAGTTAATAAAACAGCTCATGGATTAGCAAATGGAAGATATGTAAAGTTTTCTTCTGTTACTGTTCCTACAGGGTCTGGTTATACGGTAGCTGCTTTTGAAGATAATACTTTTGAAATAAGAAATGTAGCTACAAACACATTTGAAATTATTATGCCTACAACCTCAGCGGGTAGTTCTTCAGCTACAGGATCTGCACAAATTGATCCGTATGTATTTGTAGGTACAACTTTCCAAACTGCAGGTCTTGGTTGGGGTACAGCTGCATGGGCTGGATCTTCTGGATTTACAAATACTTTAAATGGTGCTTTGAATGATGACACTGCTGGTACAGGAGGATCAGGTACAAGTATTACGTTAACATCAACAACTGGTTTTCCGTTAACAGGAGTTATAAAAGTAGGAGCAGAATATATTTCTTATACAGGAATAACTGGTAATGATTTAACAGGTATAACAAGAGCTGTAGCAGGAACTAGATCAGCGCACAGTGATGGTTCTACGGTTGAATATTATATTGGATGGGGATCAGCTTCTTTATCTTCTAACGTGGTTTTTGATGCAGGCCTCTGGAGCCTTGATAACTTTGGTCAAATATTAATTGCAACAATTCATGGTGGTAAAACATTTACTTGGAATGCAGGTGCAAACAATCCAAAAAATAATAGAGCAACTGTAATGGCTAACGCGCCAACTGCAAGTAGACTAACGCAAGTTTCTGACAGAGACAGACACGTATTTCATTTTGGAACTGAAACAACTATTGGAGATGTAACAACTTTAGATCCTATGTTTATTAGATTTAGTGATCAAGAAAACTTTAATGAATATCAACCAACTGCTACTAACACGGCAGGTAGTTTTAGATTAGATAAAGGTAATAGAATTATTGCTGCTGTTTCAGGTAAAGATTATACATTAGTATTAACTGATCTTGCAGCTTATGTTATTCAATATGTAGGACCTCCTTTTACTTTCTCTTTAAAACAAGTTGGTACTAACTGTGGATGCATTGGACAGAACGCTTTAACCTATTCTAATGGTGAAGTATACTGGATGTCTAGTGAAGGTGGTTTCTTTAAATTTGATGGTACAGTTAAATACATACCTTGTTTAGTAGAAGACTTTGTGTTTACTACAAACGGTGATCACCTTGGACTTAATTATACTTCAGGTCCTCTTGTTTATTCTGAGCACAATAATTTATATAATGAGATTAATTGGTTCTATCCTAAAAATGGTTCTTCACAAATAGATAGATGCGTAACATATAATTATGCAGAGAATTTATTTACTACAAGTTCTTTAGCTAGAACTAGCTATCTAGATCAAGGTGTATTTGAACTTCCTTATGCAACTGAATATGATAAGACAGCTACACCTAACTTTGATATACAAGGAATTACAGATACTTTTGGTGCATCTACATATTATGAACATGAAAAAGGAACTGATCAAGTAAACAGTTCTGGCACTACTTCTATTGATGCTTTTATTCAATCAGGGGATTATGACATTACTAGCTCTTCTAGCTTCTCATCTTCAGGTGTTGCTAACTTTAGAGGAGATGGTGAGTTTATAATGTCTGTAAAAAGATTTATACCAGACTTTCAAGTGTTGACTGGTAACTCTAAAATTACTTTGTTATTGAACAATTATCCAACAGGCACAGCTGCAAGCTCACCACTTGGACCCTTTACAATAAGCTCGTCTACTGATAAAGTAGACACTCGTGCAAGAGCAAGATTAGTAGCACTTAAAATAGAATGTGATGCTGTGGGTGAAACATGGCGTTACGGTACACTAAGACTTGACGCAAAACCAGATGGAAGAAGATAATGGCTGAAAAAAATTTTAATGATTTATTTAATCAATTAAAACCTATGGAGAAACTGTTCTATGAGCAACAGTTTGAAAAACAATACAATCCTGAAAAATCTAGTATAAAGTTAGAATCACAACCAAACTATGAAACAATGAAAGCTGCATACGAAGCTCAACAAGAAATTCCAGAAAAAGGAATTATAGCTGGAGCGATAGATACAATTAATCCTTTTAGTAAAGTAAGTGCAGCAGAACCTAATTTTGGTAATACAGCAAATCAAGGTATTTTTTCTGCTCAAGCGTTAGCAGAAAGTCTACTTCCTGACAATCTTTCTAATTTAGAAAAAGCATTAATTAGTGGAAATAGAAATTTTCTTAATAACACAAATACTCCATTTAACATAAATCTAAGTCAATACGATCAAGGTGTATCACAAGGAGTGCCAATGGCAACTCAAGCTGCTGAAGCTGTAAGACAAAGACTTAATATACCTCCAGATTCTTTTTATGCTCAAGATCCTTTTGTAGGTTTAGAGTATCAAGATATGGAAATGCCAACTTCACCACAAACTTCAAATAATTTTAAAGACACTATATCACCTAGATTATTATATGATGAAACAACTCCTGTTATAGATACTTCTTTTGGCGTTGCTAATGAACCAGACGTTGAAGAAGAAGAAGAAAAATCTAAAGGCATAGGTAGTTTATTTGAATTTTTATCTAGGTTTAGTCCTGTACGTGGCATAGCAAAATTATTAGAACCACTTAATGCGAGAATACAAAGTTCTGATTTTGCTCAAGCAAAAAATTTAGCTGATTATTTAGATATGAGAAGTTATGGTGGACTTAGAGAAAGAGAAAATAGAGCAGCACAGACTATGGCACAAGCAAGAGGTTTACAAAAACAAATGGCACAAAGACTTTCTGCTACACCATCAGCAAGAGATCTTGCTATGGGTAGAGGAGAAGGAGACGGACCACAAAGAGATAGACCTGGAGGTTTTGGACAAGGTGCGGGTAATTTTAACGAAGCAGATCCAACAGGAACTGAAGGTAGCTTCTAATGGCTAAGATAACTGCATACATACCTGAACCAAAAGAACAATACGAGGTTGATAATCAAAGACAAATTTTACAATCACTTGAAACTATTAAAATGGAATTAAATTTTGCTTTTCAAAATGACTTGAAAGAAGAACAAGATGCATATAATTACTTTTTATCCTAATGACTATACAATATAAAAATCAAGGTTTTAAACAAGCTGATACAGCTAAAGCAACGGTGCTTACTTGCCCTACTAGTGGAGCAATTATAATTAAAAGTGTTTATTGTGCAAATAATGATGCATCATCAGCTATTGTGGTAAATATGAATTTAGTTGATTCATCTGATTCAAACACCGAGTATGAATTTTTTAGAGATGATGTAGCAGCTAAGTCACAAATAAATGCTGCACCTCAAGGCTTGAATTTAGAAGCAGGAGATGCTATAACAGTACAAGCAGCAACAGGCAGCAATAAAATACAAGGTGCCATAAGTTATGCTTTAATAGACAGGTCACAACAAAATGGATAATGATATATTAAAAATAAATTGTACAACAGTAGTTACAATTAGAAATGTTAAGTCAGGTAAAATTTATAAAGATGAAACAGAAAGAGATGCTGATATAAATGATCCTAATACAGAAACGAAAGCAGATCACGTGGTACAAGATCTAACAGTTCAAGTATCACCAAAAGGTCTAAACTTATTACAGAAAGCAATGAGCAAGAATGATAATAAATCAAGCACCTAAAGGTGGCACCGAGTTACAATTTAACTATTTAGAAAAATACGTTGATAAAGAGTTATTAGATCAAGTACAGATAACAACATCAATACCTGAAAAGATTCCATTGCATCCAACCAAGGTAAATATACTTTGGCAAAAAAATTCTTATGATCAACCGAATCTGGCACCATGGTTTCAAGATAGAAGTAATCATTACAAATATGATTGGTATGTATTTAACTCACATTGGAACTTTGAAAAATTTAGAATGATGTTTAGGTTACCATTAGAAAGATGTATTGTTATAAAAAATGGTATAGATAATATACAGAAAGCTAAACCTTATAAAGAAGGTGAACCTATAAAAATTATTCATCAAAATACACCTTGGAGAGGTTTGTCTGTTTTACTAGGTGCGATGCAATTAGTAAAAAATCCTTTGATTAGTTTAGATGTATACTCTTCTACAGAGGTATATGGAAAAAATTTTTATGAACAAAATGATCACAACTTTACAGAGTTATACGAACAAGCAAAAGCTTTACCGAATGTAAATTACATAGGTTACAAGCCTAATGATTATATAAAATCAAACATGCACAAATATAATATGTATGTGTATCCTAGTATCTTTGAAGAAACGTCTTGTATATCTTTGTTAGAATGTATGGCTGGTGGTTTGTATTGTGTTACAACAAATTTAGGAGCGTTATTTGAAACAGGTGCAGAGTTTCCAATGTTTATAACTTATGATGATGATCATAGAAGATTAGCAGAAAAGTTTGCTTTTGGTATAGAAGCAGCTTCTAAAACTTTACATCAAACTGACATTACAAATCATTTAGATTGCCAATCTGCATATGCTAATTCTTATTACAATTGGAAAAAGATAGGTAAACAATGGGAGAGATTTTTAAAAGGAGCATTAGATGCAGTATCCAAATGAGCCGCTTTGGTTTAATGACGAAGTTGAAAAAAATAAAAACGATACTAATATTACTAATATAAATTTAGGACGTTCACCCCACAAAATAATGGTATGTACTCCGGTGCATAGTGATGTGTCTATGCATTACTGTCAAGCTGTGCTTAAATTCCAACAACAATGTATGCGAAGAAATATATTAGTTAGCTTTACTATAATGAAATCTTCACTAGTAACTCAGGGAAGAAACTTATGTGTAGCAGAGTTTTTAAATCATGAAGATAACTACACTCATTTATTATTTGTAGATTCTGATATTGATTTTAATTTTAGTACTATAGAAAAAATGTTAGAAGCAGATAAAGATCTTATATCTTGCCCTTATCCAATGAAACAATTTAGTTGGGACAAAGCGTGGGAAAGACTTGAACAAAAAGATAAAACAGTAGATAAAGGTATTATGGAAGCTACTCATGCTCCTACAGGATGTATGTTAATTAAAAGAAAAGTAATTACTGATCTTATAAAAGCTCACCCTGAACTAGAGATATTTCAGCCTACCAATATGAATGGTAAAGAAGTTAAAAAAGAAAATTTTTATAACCTATTTGACACGTTACACGAACCGGATACTAAACGTTATTTTGGTGAAGACTTTGGTTTTTGTGAAAGATGGCGTAAATTAGGTGGTAAAGTATATCTATTTATAACAGATTATATTAGTCATATCGGAGAGTATCAATATTGTGGAAGATTCCTTGATGACTTGAAGCAGGGAGAAACCCCTTCGAAACCTGTTGACGACTCTAAAAAAATCAAATAAACTGCTATATTCAGGATTTCTACGCCTGCACATTTAATTAAATTTAGACAAAATTATGACAATATCAAGAATGCAACAACCCAGACAACAATACGGATTAGGAAGCCTAGTAAAATCTATAGGTAAAGGAGTTAAGAAACTTATTAAATCCCCTGTAGGTAAAGGTTTATTATTAGCTGGAGGATTCGGTCTAGCTGGTATGGGACCTTTTTCTGGTTTAGCTAAGACTGGATTAGGTAGGGGTCTAGCTGGTTTTTTTGGAGGAGGAATGTCCCCTGGAGCAATGGGTGGAAAATCACCTGGTATTTTTAATGCTTTAAAAAGAGGTTTTCAAAACATCCCTGGCGGAACAGGAACTAAGATAGGAATTGGTACTGCATTAGCTACTTATCTTGGAAGTCAAGGTATGGAACAAGAACAAATTGAAGAAGTTCAAAGAGATCCAAATAAACTAAGACCTTACTTAAGAGATTTATTTAGAAAATTAAATCCTAGTTTACCTGATGGACAAATAGAAGAAATGGTTGAAGTAAACGTATCTGAGTACGCGACTGGTGGAAGAGTTGGTCTTTCAGATGGTACACCTATAAAGATGGCATCTATGGACGAGAATGAAAGAGAGTTCATGAGACTTGTAGAAGAATTTATGGAAAGAGGTTTTAATCAACAAGAAGCAATTGAAGCAGCTAAAGATGAGCTTGAAAGAAAATCAATAGCTAAAGGTGGAAGAGTGGGATTAGCTCAAGGAGATATAGCTAGAGCAGCAGGCATCATGGGTAACCTACCTGTGAGAAAAAATAAAGCAGGTGTAACTGAATTAGACCTTAGAGAAACTGGTGGATTTATTCCTCCTGTTGGTATAAAAGAAAAAGCAGATGATGTCCCTGCAATGTTATCTAACAACGAATTTGTGTTTACTGCAGATGCAGTAAGAGCAGCTGGCGGTGGAAACGTCAATAAAGGTGCTCAAATATTATACGATAAAATGAAACAATTAGAGAGTAAGGTAGGATAATGGCAGTACAAGAAACAAGAATATTACCACCAGAGTTTATAGAAGCAGGGGGTAAAACATTTTTAAGTGACCTAGCAGCAGCGGCTGGTCAATACAAAGACGCAGATTTAAGTAAAATATTTGGACCGCAATTTGTTGCTGGTCTTGATAAATTACAAAAAGATGCTCAGACAACAGCATTAGGGGGTCTAGGTGCCTACAAACCTTATCTTGCAACTGCAGCAAGTTATGCAGCTCCTGGAGGTTATAAACAATTTGAATCTCCATATCAAAAAGATGTTATCAAAGCTACTATGGACGAATTTGATATCCAAGCAGCAAAAGGTTTACCAGCATTAAGAGCTCAAGCTATTGGTGCAGGTGCATTTGGTGGTGGAAGAGAAGGTGTTCAATTAGCCGAGTACGGGGCAACAAGCGACAGGAACCGAGCAGCATTACTAGCACAATTAAATCAACAAGGATTTAATCAAGCTCAACAAGCCGCACAACAAGCTATGATGAATCAATTAAACTTAGCTGGTCAAGGACAACAATTCTTAGGCCAAGATGTAGCAGCGCTTTCAACTTTAGGTGGTGTAAACCAAGCACAACAACAAGCACAATTAACAGCTCAACAAAATTTATTACAACAACAATTGATGCAACCATTAACAGCTTCACAGGCTTATGGAAGTGGTGTAACAAGTTTAATAGCAGGTTATCCTGGACAGACTCAACAAACTGTAACACCTAATCCAACTGCTATAAATACAGCTTTGGGAGCAGGAACTACACTCGCAGGAATTTACAGAGCATTTAATCAACCAGGTGTATTAGGCGGAACGACAGCATAATGAGAACTTTTAAAAGACCAATGTTTAGAAAAGGCGGAAACGTCGGTACGGGTATCATGACTGGTATTGTAGATAGATCTATGCATGCAGAAAATCCTTTAGTTCGTCCAGAAAGAACTCAATCATCTTTTATAGAAGAGATACAAGAAGGAGTAGGACCTTATGGAGGAATGGATCCTGTAACTTCTTATTTATTAGCAGCTGGTCCACAGATTGCTAAATCTACTTCTTTTGCTGATTTAATTTCAAACTTAGAAGATCCTAATAAAGCTTTAATACAACAAGCAGCGGACAAAGCTAAGTTTGATAGAAGTATTAGAATGGAAGGAGTAAAAAGAAAATTAGCTTATGATGCTCTTAGAGATGAAGATCAATTAGATTACAGTAAGTTAATAGAAGGAAGAGGAAGAGAGGATGAGTTAATTAATCGAAAACAACAACTAGAAGAAAACAACATAAAATTAAGAGCTGACTTACAGGGAGGACTATTAGACAGAGAACTTGAAGCAAAAGCAAAGGCTGCTTTACAAAGAAATGAAAATGAATTAGCT